TCCAGTTGTATTTCATGCCGCTGGCACTGCCAATTCAGTGTGTGCATTTGACACCACTAATAACAAAGTGGTTATCGCATATGAAGATACCGCTGATTCAGAAAAAGGTAAATCGCTCGTTGGGACGGTTAGCGGTACGTCTATATCCTATGGCTCTGAAGTGGAATTTGAGGGTGGCGGCATACAAGAAGTTGGAATGACGTTTGACCCAGACGCAGGGAAGGCGGTTGTGGTGTATATGGATAAAGGCAATAGCAATTACGGAACCTATGCTGTTGGCACTGTAAGTGGTACGTCGATTACTTACGCAACGCCTGTTGTGTTTGCAGCAGCAACGTCAGAAAGATGCACTGCTACCTATGATACTAATTCAGACAAAATAGTAATTGGCTTTGAAGATGGTGGTAATAGCAATTACGGGACTTCAATAGTTTTACAGCTTGCGTCATCAAACTCAACTAACTTCGCAGGCATCACCAACCAAGCTATCAACAACTCTGCATCAGGCGAAGTGGTTGTCGAGGGCGGGGTAATTACTAACGGGTCGTTGTTGCCGCAAACTTTTACTCCGTCAGTCGGTAGTGAGGCAGTATTTCAATCATCCGCGACCTACTACACTGCAAGTGTTTACGATCCAGATAGCGGCAAGACTATTATCGCTTGGAAAGGCACAAGTGATTACGGTTATGCGGTGGTGGCTACCCCTGCCTCTGATAACTCAATTACTTACGGCACACCTGTTGCGTTTAATTCTGCCGGTTCAAACTATATAGATATAACTTACGACACTGGGCAAGATAAGGCTCTTATTACTTTTACTGACGCTAGTGGTAGTAATAAGGTAAGGGCTGTCGTTGGCACTGTGTCCGGCACGAGTATTTCATTCGGTTCTGTATTGGAAGTAGAGACTAACGCAAGCGACTATCCGGCTGTGGCTTACTCTCCAGACAGTGCTAATAGTATGGTTGTTTATAGAGACAACGGTAATAGCAATTACGGCACAGCTAGAGTTCTGACTATATCAGGTACGAGTGTGTCAGCTTCTTCTAAGGTTACATTTGAGTCAGCAAACTCTAGTCTTATGGATATAGTTTACGACACAGGTAGTAACAAATTTGTCGTGTCTTATATGGACGGTGGAAACTCAAATTACGGCACAGCGATTGTAGGCAGCGTTAGCGGAACCACGCCTAGCTTTGGAACCCCAACTGTTTTTAGCTCAAACACGCAATACGACATTAATTCTGCTTACGACTCTGCTAATGACAAGACGGTTATGTTTTTTAAAGATAATAACACCCCGACTGCAATGGTAGGCACAGTATCGGGAACTTCTATTTCTTTTGGTTCGGAAGTCGTAGTTGCATCTCAATCAAACAGTGATTTTTATGCAATGACATTTGACAGTACAGCGAACAAAATAATTGTGGCGTATAGGGATGAGGATGCAACCCCAGACGATGGTGTTTACTTTCTCGGGACTGTAAGTGGGACAAGTATTAGCTTTGGAAGTAAGCAAATATTTAATGATGCTTCTACCAAAAGCACCTCTCTGTCATACAATGCTGGTGTTGACAGAACCGTTATCGCATACCGTGATCTGGGCAACTCTAGTTACGGCACAGGTATTGTTTTGAAAATTACAAGTGCAAACCCCAACTTCACAATCGGCAGCACCTACTACGTCCAAGACGATGGCACACTTTCCACAACGTCTTCCAGCGTGACGGCTGGAAAGGCAATAGCTAACACAACACTTCTATTGAAAGGGTAGAACATGAAGACAATCGTAGACAATGCAACGAACACATCCAGATATCTCTTTGCTGATGACAAATCAGTCACGATGGGAAGCGACACAATTACTGTGGGCGATCCTGCTGAGTTTATCATTGGCGATCTCAACAGCGGCAATGCCACTCTTATCACTGGAGTTAGCGAACCAACCGACTGGTACGGGTGCAAATATACATGCGCGTCTGACGGCACGTTCACGGCAGTAGAAGGTTGGGTAGACCCACGCGAGTCTGAGTAATGCAACTTACGGGTCAGATAGTCTTTGATGTAATTATCCTGATCGGTGGCTTTCTGGCGGCGTGGGCGTACACCCGCATCTATACCCTACTAGACCGTATTGACTCCGAGATGAAAACGATACCTGAAAAGTACGTTGCTAAAGACGATTACCGCGAAGACATACGCGAGATCAAAGACTTGTTGGGTGCAATCTTCAAGCGACTAGAAAACAAGGCTGATAAATGAAACTCGATCCCGTACTGCTTAATATGGCTTGTAGCTGGGCGATGAACGCCTACAAAAAGCGGAACAAAGTAGATGCTATTCACATAGAGAGCAAGTGGACATCTACTACAGTATATGTGGCAAAGCGTAAGACCATAGACATAATAGCCTTCAGGGGTACACAGCAGGGCAGGGATTGGTTAACAGACGCGCTCGTAGTCCCCGTGCCATATGCGGGTAGGCTGTGTCACGGCGGGTTTGCTATGGCGCATAAGTCAGTCTGGAAAGAAGTTAAGAAACACATAGACCCTAAGAAACGCACGTTGATCTGCGGCCATAGCCTTGGTGGTGCGCTCGCAGAGCTATCTGCCTCTATGCTCAACGGCAAGCATGACAACATAAACTTGATTACTTTCGGTAAGCCAAACGTGTTCTTCAAGGGCTTCAAAAAGCCAATGACGCTGGATAACCAAATATCTTGTGTGCAGGGCAGCGATATGGTGGCTAGAATCCCACGCTTTTGTTACGGCCCTTCAAGCTCACAGACTATGCTGTATTTCAGCAATACCGGCCCTGACTATATAAACCCAAGCAAAGACACCAGAGTTGCTGACAGGGGCGATCTGAAAGACCGTATAGCAGACCACATGATGGATGGCTATAAAGAAAGGCTGAAGCTGTTCCTTGACGAGCAGGAGCGAGAAGCCAAGAAGGTTGTCCCCCTAACCAAAGGCGAACTAAGAGAGCTGAAGAGGATAGAAGATGAAATCGATTTCCCTAATCCTGAGTAGTTTATTTGTATTCACCGGATGCACGGTGTCTGAGGATATGATCGCTAATAAAGACCTGTATTGCTCTGGTGTCTATAAAGGCATTCGGGCTGTGGGGCGTGTGGCTACTGAAGTAACTACAGGCGTAGCTGTTCCTGATGTATGTGAAACCATCGACGAGATCGTCGAGGAGGATACTGAGGGAAAGTCATCCGAAACCTAGATGCTTTGGTAAGGCTCTATTTGTTGACGTTGTGATGGATGATTATATCGCCAGAAAACTCCGTTGCGAACTATGCAGCAACGCAGGTAGATACCACCCAAAACCTGACGATAGCTCTCTCCTCTGACACAGTTCAAGAGCTAGACCTACCGGAAGGACAGGTAGTTAAGGGGACGGTATCTGAAGACGGCAAGTCTATAACGCTAGAGACTGAAAACGGTACAGTAAATTTAGTAGGTAGTTTTGCACAGGTTTCTGGTGAAGATGTAAATGTCAGGGTCACGTCAACAGAAACTCCTGCTGACACAGAAGTCAAAGAAGGGCCAAAGACAGAAGGCCAAGAGCCGACAAGACAGTCCAAGCTAGACCAAGTATTTGAAAACACATCTTCCAAGGTAGATGACAATGAGGATGTAGAGAAGCTGCTTACAGATTTAAAAGCGGCAATAGAAAGCGGGGAAAGCTCTGTATCTGGCGAGCTAGATTTGTTTACTGACTTACCCCCTGTCGAAATTGAGCTTGAAAAGTCTGATCCGTCCAGCTTCCTCTGGGAAGCGCCAGAAGCACGAGAGTTTGAGGAAGCAGCGGAAGGCAGTAATTCAGTTGACTTTGGAGAGGGAGAGATAAATGCTGGTGAAGAGGAATGGATGGGTTTTGACCAGTTGCTAGGCAGTGATGATGACTGGGAGATTAACATAGACACAGAGATAGGCGATAGAGATCACATCTGGTTGCAAGGCAGAGTTAGCGATAACCACGGGCGTTTTAACATGTGGTTTGACAATGTTGGTACAGCAGCCTACGCAAAACAGAACATCAACGAAGTTGCTCAGAAGATAGAGAGCTTCGGGATAATAATTGATCACTTGGGTATTGCCCCTTATCCAAGAGACAGAGTAGAAGACCCACCTAAAAGCACGTTTATGATCGAGGTTTAGATGAGCAAGTTAAAAGGATTGTTGTCTACGCTTGCACCAACAGTGGGCAAAGCTATCGGCGGGCCTATGGGCGGTATGGCTGTCAAACTTGTGGCTGACAAGCTAGGAGTAAGCAATACCACTGACCCAGCTAAGCTAGAAAAATATATTGAAGAACATCCAGAGTCCATTAGTGCCTTGCAAGAGGCAGAGCTAGAGTTCGCCAAGACTTTAAAAGAGCGGGAAATTGACCTTGAAAACTTTAAGATAGAGGTGCAGGACAGGCAGGCCGCAAGAGAGATTTTCGGTGAAGACCCCACCCCCAAGATTTTCGCCATTATTAGTCTCATGGGTTTTCTGGCCTATATCTTCTTAGTGACATTCCGTGCTGAAGCGGTAGATGATGCCCTAGCCAACATAATCTTAGGCTATCTTGGCGGTTTGATTTCCGGTATAAGTGCTTTCTTTTTTGGATCAAGCAACAACCGAGGTCAATAATGGAAAAGCTAATTGACATGTTAAAGCGCCATGAGGGTGTGGAAACTCATGCGTATGAATGCTCCGAAGGCAAGATTACTGTGGGAGTGGGCCGTAACATTGACCAGCAGGGCGGCATGGGGCTTTCCGAGGACGAGATAGATTACCTCCTACAAAACGATATTGAGCGTGTAATAAAGGAGTTAGCCTCAGAATACACGTGGTTTAACGGTCTTGATGATGTACGAAAAGATGCTATTATTGACATTGCATTTAACCTCGGAGCTACGCGTTTACGTGGCTTTCGACGCGCATTAACCGCTATGGAAGCGGGGAACTACACAGAAGCCTCTACA